TTGAAGATAATACCATCTGCGAATACTTTGTCTTTCTTTTCCATTATTTTGTTAGTTCTTGTTTGCGATTTTTAAATAATTCAATTTGTGTTTCACTTAATGTATTTGTTGAACTTAATTTTTGATAATACGCATTTAGCTCTTCAACAGTCGCAACAATATTTAGTGCAGATTTTAAATCTATACCGACAAGATTTGGCTTTGTTGCTTGCTCTTTGCCGTGAGTATTAGTTGCGTCTGAATCCTTTGTGTCATCTAATGCAAACAATCCGTTTAAAGCATACTTTCGAGCATAACTTGAAGATGCACCAGTAACTTGCGATCCATCCATTCCTTTCTTGCTTTCTTCTTCTCTTGCATATCCATCAACCGACCACGATTCCTTGCCATTTGAAAGCGTTGCAGTTGCCTTGATGTAATATCTATCGCCTACATTAATTATCGTGTCAGAGATTGTAATTGAATACCCCATTGGATTTACTACTTGCTTGACTGCTTCGAGGATATCCTCAGCAGAACGGTAATGATATTTACCGAATGAGTTAAATTGCCCCTTAGGAGCTTTAACTTTGCTTTGAATAATTGCTAATTGATTTTCCATGATTGATAAATTTGATAAAAGTTGAATTACTTGTTTTACATTCGTGGCGAATAATATCCCTTACTTGCCATAGTTCTGGATTGAAGCTCCAAGTCATTGTGTAATACCCAGCTTCATCCTTGAATTGTGCTTTGATTACTTTCATAGTTTTTCAATGATTGAAACGATTGTAAGAATAAGCATCAATCCTAAAAATGTCTTGATTGTTGGAATGATGTCGGCAGTAGTTAAGTCCTCGCCAATAAGAAGTTTAAAGAAATTTTTCATTTTGATAAGGTTTATTCGATTGCGTCGTTGCTTTCGATATGTCAAAGGTAACTCTTTTTTGAATAAAAAAAACTTTTTTAAATATTTTTTTTAAATATTTTTCAGACAACAAAAAAGGATACCAGCATTACCGGCACCCTTTCTATTTCTAAACCTTATCAACTATGAAAACTATGATGCAAATCTAAACAATTTTACCTTCTTTTATCATTAAGTTTGAAACTTTTGATTTACCCTCTTCAATTTCAACTAAGGCAAAGCCATGATTATGTTGGGCAAAAGGATAATATTTTGGAGATAGCTGTGTTAAGCATCCGGTAGAGTACGAATGAATATATTTCTTAAATCCTGTTTTCTTTGTTGTGCTTGTAGTTCTATGAACATGACCTATAAGCGTATTACAAAAAGTCTTATTAAAAGTTGTTTGAGATGGATTCATTCCTCCAGCTAATAATTCGTGTCCATGACATACAAGCAAATCCCCCATTTCCATCCCTTGCCAATCTTCAACCCATTGAATTTTTAAATGATCCATTCGAAAGAACTTATCAAATTGAAGCTCATGTAATCCAGCAAACTCTTCAGCTTGGCTAAATAAATACCTTTGAAATCTATTTTCGTGATTTCCAGCTTTAAAATAAATTGGAATTGTTGGGAAAATATCTCTCAACTTTTGCAAGAAATTACGACACATTTCAATTTCTCTTGGAAAATCTCGTAAGTCTTTTTCCTTTTCATGCCGAGATATAGAATAAAAATCAAATGTATCTCCGTTAAGATATAAACAATCAATTTCATTTTCTTTTAAATAACGGATTGCACATGATAAAGCTTCAACCGAATGGAATGGAACATGAATATCTGAAAGTATACCAACCTTTTTAATATGTTCTGGTAATTTTGCACTTGTATATTCTTTACCTATACTTGCTTCAATTCCAAAATCATCTAATTCATCAAGATTAAATGAAGATAATTTAGCTGCTGGTCTTGTTTCTTGGTAATGCTCTGACCTTGTTTTTACTGATATGCCGAAGTAATCGAATGCTTTAGCAAATTGTCTCTTATTGGCATATCCATAATTCTCCCAATTCTCTCTAACAAAGTCAGCTCGTGTAAGTGTTGTAGAATAGAAATGATTTCTAATTATTTCGCCTTTACTTTTTTCTTGCTTGCTCATAATCTTCCATTAATTGATCCACAAGGAATTCAATATTGTTATTTAATTTCATTCTTAAAACAAAAGTAGAATCGTCAGAATCCTTTATTGATTCGAGTACATCCAGCATTGTTCCAAGCATTACAGATGTAGATAATTTCTCTGGCTCTTGTTTTGGCATTGGCTCAACAATTATTTCGTACATAAGATAGTAATTATTATCGTAGACAATATAAAGAAATTTCTTTGCCATCCATTCCTTTTGCGTTTACTTTCGCTTATAAGCAACGATTTTTCAGTTTCGAATATCTTTGCTTGCCTATTATAGTTTTCATCCGTTAGAATTGATATATAAGCCTTATTTAGTGAATCTTTCTTTATAAGATACTTGCGTTCTTTTAAATCGTGGATAATTGTATCCATTTGACTTACCGGTATGCAAATATCCCTACCGAAATTTGCCGTAATTTTGTAAGAAAATTGTCCTTTGGCTATCTGAGTAAGTAAAAGGAATCCGATTAATAGAGGAATCGATTTTAATGATTTCATTTTTTAATATAATTGGTTGCGAAATTGGCAATGATTCAGGCTTTTTATTACAAGATTTGTAAATAAATGCCACAAAAAATAAAAGCAGTAAACTTGTTACTGCCTTAATTAAATTAGTGTATTGTTCCATTATATTTTAGATAACTGAAAGTGCATGCCATCTTTCCGAGTCCAAGTACCACCCCAATCAAATCCAGAAGAAGTAAAACATTCAACGAATTTTTGAGATAATTTCGGAGTTTGATTCAATCCATTTTCAAACGCATTGACATCTACTGCAATTCCCCAAGAATGAAGTGATGGAGAATTCAAGCCACGCTTATTACGAATGTTAAAACATCCATCCCAAGTCTTTAGCTCGTTAACTGCCTTTGTATCTATTAGCTTTTTGAATGCCATAGATAAAGGCTTAACCATATCCTTATTGCAGTAAATTCTTTTAGGAATTAAACCAATTTCCAATTCAGCTGGAACATCCCAGAGAATTAAATTAGGATTGCTTTGGCTTGGTTGTCCGTACTTTTTTAGTGCTTGCTGGCTCGTTACCATCTAATCCAAGTTTGTTTTTTAAATCAGCGTTTTCGCTTCTTAAATTGTGAACTTCTTGAGTCAAAGCATCTACTTTCTCGCTTAACTCTTTTACTTTGTCTGACATCTCTTGAGCCATCTCTCTCCAAATTTTAATTGCTTCTTGTGTATTCGTAATTTCAGTTCCTTGAACCTCCACATTCTCTTTCTTTCTACCAAATAACCAAGTAATTAATGCAGCAAAAAAAGCCGTTAACGATGGCACTATAACATCAGACAAATTGAACATAGATTAAAGATTTCCTTCGGTTTCTACTTCTTCCTTTCTTGTTAATCCAAGAGTCTCCAATGCCCAATCAACGATGATTGAATCATCAACTCCCCATTGGGCTACTACAGGCTCAGGAATAATCAAGTTACCTTCCTCAATCATCTTATTGAATTGAGATTGTAAACAGAAGTAAAGCGTTTGTTCAGCTCCTTGCAAAACGTAGTTGATAACTTTTAGCTCAACACGATCCGCAATTTCTCTAATCCCTTTAACTGGTTCAATGAATACAATCATTTCTTTTAGTCTTTTATGAATACTTCTAATAATTGAGCTTTAGCTAATACCGTAAAGCTTTCTGAATCTTTAATAAATGTTTTAAGCGTTTCTTGGTCTGACTTGTCTAAGTCCAATACCTCGCCTTTAAATAACTTCTTTGCCCAATCCCAAAATTTAAGTGCATCTCCTTTTGATGCTCCAGCTAATGCTCCTGATAAAGTCTTTCCAGCGTTTCCGCCATCGAATGCTACCTCATCTAATCCGACAAAGTCAAAGTTAAAATCTAATTTCATTTGGTTGTATTTAAGTTTAACAATAATAAATAGCAATTAGTACTAATTTATAAAATAGTTACCACTTGAATCTACTAATACGTTCAAAGTTATGTCTCTTGCAAATGGATCATTAAACCTTGAATTAATTAAAATACCTATATTTGAACTGCTATCAATGCTATTTCTATTGTTTGTAAAAATAATACTTTGATTGTTATATAGCAATGTCAAGTATGTGTACATTCCAAAATACTGCTCTCCTCCAATGGTATAAATTAAAGGATAAGATGCGGATACTACTCCATTGTTTCTTGTTGGATTCAAATACCATACAGAAGCAACATTTAATCCTTGACCTGTTGAACTTAAACTGATAGTAGTTGGACTACCCAAATAAACGTGGCGATGTCTTAACTGCATATTTGCAGTAGTATTTGGAGTATTTGTAAACGTAAAGAAATAATTCTGCTGATAGTTACTTGCCCAATAAATGCTTCTTGTTCCTTGTGCTTGATAAACTTGATTTTTGTAGAAATACCAAGTAGCTTGTTGCTCTGAAAATATTTGCTGACCACTACCATTAATTACTAATCCTGTTTGACCAGATGTATTAGCTCTGAAATAATCAATCGACATAGGAAGCTTAATACGGAAATAATACTGACCTACAGGAACATTGTTAACCTTATTACTTATCTCCATTCTTTGCTGAAGTGCATTCCAAGAATATTGAAAATATGTATCGTTTAAAAATACTTGAGCTTGATTACCTGGATAGAATGTCGGAATTACACAATTAAAACCTAAAGCATCTTGTCCAGAGTTTCCGTTTGTAATTGTTAAAACTCCTGTATAATAAGCATCATCGGTAGGAACTGCTCTTGTATTTAATCCTGTTTGATTATTTTCGTTATAGCTAAAGTTCTCAGTAATAACGCCAAATGAATAAGCTGGCTGATTATATACATCAAAATAAACAAAATTAGATTCCGTGTAATTATTCTGCATATTCCCACCGCTTCCTGTTGCTTTAAAAGAAAAGCTTCCAACAATATCGCAATAAATGCTAAATATTATAGATGCTGAATATCCATTAGGCAAAGATTGGCTTGTTGTGAATGATACTATCTGACCACTAACATTAACGCTATAAATATTAGGTACTGAAATAATACCATTATAACTAACACCAGCTGGTAATGCTATTTGAAAAGTAACATTTCCACTTGTAGCAACTACTTGATTTGTAATTTGTAGAGTTACAGTACCTGTTGAACCTTTATTAATTGAACTCGGAGATTCAAATAAAGCAAGTTGAACTACTGGATATTGATAAACACAAGAACCTTGAATGTTTGCTTGGTTCTGTCCGTTTGCATCTAACCAACTTGATGCTTGACTATAGCTCATTTGGTAAGCATTTGAATCAGCATCTGCTTGGCTTATATAACTCGTATAAGTATTTGTGTAGTATGGCGAATAAATTTGCTCATAAGTACCTGTTCCAAAGCCTCCGCAATCATTCTTTTGATAAGTGCGATCTAAGCGAACTGTCTGAGTAGATGTCCAAGTCTGAGTTATTACTTGAGTTGTAGTAGTATTCGAATATTTTACAACCGTTTCGCCTCCACCTGTAACCGAAGCATAGTTATTGTATGTGGCATTTGAGAAAGTCCTAACTACAATCGTTAGAGTAGTCGTTTGACCTACTGCTAAAGTGCCATTAAACTGCGCATTTACTACGTTATTAGCTACGCTTACACTCCAATTAGTTCCCGAATAAGATTGGTAAATAAGATTAGCTTGCAAGTTATCTGTAACGAATACCGTTCCGCTTGTTGAAGCTTGTCCGTTATTGGTTAGGCTAATTGTAAAGTTAAAATTTTGACCATTATACGCTTGACTTGGAGCTGATTTATTAATTGTCAGGAATGGCTTTGCTACATTGCAAATTTGACAATACTTATACCATTCAGTCGGAAATACTGTTGGCAAGATTCCATCTGGTTTAAACTCTGAGTTTTGGTTTAATGGTATTGTCTGACCTTGTGAGTTTTGTAGTTGTCCAAGCTCAGCTGCAGTAATAGAAATAGGAGGATTCGCAAGCGATTCCCCCGTAATTTCGTTATAAACATCTGCAAAGGACATCTGTCCCGAAGCTTGTAAAGCCATTTATTTATTCAATAATGCTTTTAATTTGTTAATCTGTGCTTGTTGTTCTTTGATTGCCTCAATTAATAAAGCTGAAATGTTACCATATTCAACTCCAAGAAGTCCATCGTTCCCTTTGTTTACAATCTCAGGTAAAACTCCTTCTATTTCTTGAGCAATTACTCCAGCGTGTCGCTTAGAATCGTCTGCTTTAAACTCGTAAGTATATCCATTTATTTGCTCTACTTTTTCAAGCGCATTCTCAATCTTAGCCAGATTCTTTTTTAAGGTAATATCAGAGTTTGCCGTGATTGTTCCTGTTGCTCTAATTGCTCCAGATACATATAAGCGTTCTCCATTGTCGGTAGAAGTTCCTAAAAGTAGGTTTCCGCTTGAATTAACAATTCTTAATCTTTCAGTATTCGAAGATGTTGTATTGATAGCAAAATAACCAGTTCCATTATCTGCATACATTCTTGACAAAAGAACTCCGCTACCATTATAGAAAGAAATTGCTGGTTGTGATGCAGTACCTCCATCATTTATAGCTCTGACTCCTAATCCAGTTTGGTTTGTACTATTAGCCATTTGTACCATTAATTTATCGCTATTAATAGTACTTGTAGTATTTATACAAACTTCTCCTCCAGAAGTTATTCGCATTCTTTCTGTACTATTAGTTTGTAAAATCAATGGATGATTAGTTACAGAACTAATATAGGTTGCTTGTGTAACTTGATTAACACCCAAATTCATTTGAACTTGAGTTGTATTTGTTCCAGTTAATGTAAGGAATGTATATTGCGGTTGAGATAATTCAAGAATAGAACTTGGCGAAGTAGTTCCTATTCCGACATTGCCTCCAGAAGTAATTCTTATTCTTTCTGTATTGTTAGTAACAAATGTTAATGGATAAGCACCTGTAGAATATATAAATCTTCCGTATGCAGTACCTGTAAAGTTTGCACCAGCTGAATCATCAATTCCTATAAATAATGAACCGCCAGTATTATTTACTTGATGTACTGCAAAATTTGTAGTTCCTTCAATTAAGTTTCTAGCAGCAGTTGTACTATAAATATGCAATGGATAACTTGGCGAAGTAGTTCCTATTCCTAAACGCTTATTTGTATTATCCCAAAATAATCCCGAATCTCCACTTAATGTTGTGCTTCCATTAAAGAAAGCAACATAACCACTCGTTGAAGTTCCTGTAATTGGATTAGTTAAAGCAGATTGTTTTCCATTGAAAGTATTCCAATCTGTAGAACTTAAATAACCATTTGTCGAAGTTGTAGCTTGTGATATACTAAATGCTCCTGTTGTCGAATTAAATGATAATGGCGCACTTGCTGATAGTAAAGCTTTAATGCTTGAATCAGTATATACCGTTCCAGTAAATGATATTACTCCAGTTGAACTATTATAAGAAACTCCACTTGTGCCACTTAAAAATGTTGCAGTAATTCCACCAAGTCCAGCAAGCGTATAAGTAGGAACATTTAAAATACCTGTGGAAGAAGAATAAGTCGAAGCTCCTGACGATCCAGTAGTAGTTAAGCTTATTGCCCCTCTTGCTCTTGTATTTGTAAAATATAAGTTAGTAGGACTTGTTGCCTCAGATACATCATCAGTATTTAAAACTACTGTACCTACCTTACCATTAACCGAAATTACTGCACCACCAATCGCTGCTTGAAGTTCTGCAATCGTTTTCTTGTAAAGTGTACCAGTTGAAGCATCTCCAATCGGGAATAAATCCGTTGAAAGAACTGAACTCTTACTCGCTAATTGGGTTATTTTTTTATTCGCCATTATTAACTTGGATAATTAAAATTTGTAGGAACTTGACATCTATCAGTAAGCATCGGATAATTCATTGTAATATCCAATCTAACTCCAGCTAAATAATCCTTTTCATTTTCAGTAAAAAATTCTATTGAAGCATTTTCATCTAATTTCCAATTGAAATTTGGATGTCGAAGCATTGAATAAATATCTTGAGCAATTAATAATTGGTCAGATAATACCTCAGTTTCATTAGATTCATCTTGCAATTGTCTATCAAGAAAGAACAATGAAAATTCCAAACTCAAAGTTCGAGTAGAAATGGAGCTTCCGGTTAATGAATAAAACATTGCTGGATAAACATTATCAGCTTGATCAAGAAACTCCCATACATCCCCAAAATAAACCGTGTTAATTTGGTTATGACTTTGTGCTATGTCCCGAATTAACTTGACTGTTTGGTTTAATGTTAGTTGTTGTACTGCCATTTTGTTGTGCTAAATAAACTTTGAGTTTATTGATGTTTTTAATTGAGTATGCTTTAGGCATATTATTAACAAGTTAAACAAATACCAAATGCACCTTGATATTTTTCTTCGAAACTCAAAGGTCTGTCAGGATTGTAAGTATAATCTCCACCAAGCCACATAGAAGCCGAATAAGAATCTCTATCAGGCCGAATCTTATCTACCCCAATGCCAAAATTTAGATATTGTGGATATTTCCCTTGTGCAGCGTTTTGTCGTAAGTATTTAATAGTTCTTTGGCGATAGAATTCAGCTCTTGAACGATAACGATTAGCCACATCAATCAATTCTTGCATATCTGGATTAATCGTATTATCACTTGATTTGCGAACTAATCCTTTATTATAAAACTGAAAGCTTAATCCTACTGGTAACTCTGACAATACAAAGTAAACCAAAGTAGTTGTGATAAAATCATCTAATAAAGTAACCTCATCAGCGTTTAAATCATTGGCAATAATACCAGCTTGAAGTCTTTCGTAAAGATTTGTACCTAATAAAGGTAAGATGTACATATCTTGAGCAGTAGCGATTTCGGGCATTATCAATTTATCATCAATATTTGCATGAAGTCCTGTGCGCTCCTTGATTGTATTAACCGAAATAAATAAAGTATTCTTCATCTCTTAATCCTTTTTAATAATTACATTAGACATCCAAATATGTCGGCAACTTGGTGAATGATCCCCATTCGGTTGTGTCAACCATCCGCCTCTTCTATCAAATACTGAATATCCTAATCTTGCGCTGATTGTTTCAATCTCTGCTCTCGAATAAACCCTATTTAATTGCATCATACGATGGCAAAAGTATCTTGATGGATGTGCGCTTGAATCTCTTTGATTTGATGGCACAGATGGCTTCCATTCATAGGAATACTTAATCATTACCGATTTAGTTTCTGCCTTTGGAGCATTCAATTCGCTCAAAGGTTTAGGCAATGTTCTTTCGATAGTTCCTTTAATATCCTTTGGAGTAATTATTCCTCTTGATTCTAAGCTATTTAATCTGCGCTTAATCAATGAAACATCAGTTTTCAAAGTTGATGCAATAACTTCTGGAGTAATTCGTTTATCCTTTTGAATCAAATCTAAAATTGAAGCATCCATTGAAGTCAATTCATTAACTGCAAACTCAAGATTCATCGCCTCCTCTTCATCACTTGGATTCAATCCAAATACTTGTCGCTTTTGAAGTGAAACATACTCATCAGCTGATTCTCCAAATTGTGAGAATAATGTAATTACATCATCCTCCGAAAATTCTGAGCGCATAGCAGTTGGAGCAACTTCTGTAACTTGTGTCGTTTCAGTTTGATATTGTGTCATATCAATACCCAACTTTTCAAGTATCCATTCCTTTGGTGCTACTTGAAGAATTGCTTGCTCACTAAATTCAATACCAATCGGTTCAACTGGTGCTATTTTAATTTCAGATGTAGCACCTCGTAATTTGGCAAGTACATTGAATATTTGTTCAATAAATATTTGCTTATCATTGATATAGGTATTTTTAAATATCTCATAAGAATCTCGCATTTGTTGACGAGTACCTAATTGACCTGGAGTAGCAATACCAAATAAATCTGGCGCAGTAATCTGATGCCCAGAATATAAGTTTTGCTGAATGATTTTATCAACATTGCTAAAATCTTCTTTCGTTATATCACTTGCTCCTAAATCTTCAATGATTGGCTTGCGAGAAGCATCATTTGTAAATGATAGAATAAACTTCTTACCATCAGAACCTGTGAAACGATCCGTGAACTTACGCTCTACTTGACGCTTTTCTTCATCTGTTGGTTCGCCATTTGGCAATGTGATTAACTTACTTGCAGAGAATCCTGTTTGAGCATTACCAAGAATATGCTTGGAAACCTCAATGTCTGATTCAATATAGTTTAAAGCACCAAAGTATCCCGGAAGTGCATAAGCCTTTAAATCAGGGCGATATTCCTTTAAATAAAGAATTTGCTTACCTGTTCTTAATTGAGTATTAAAAGCATTATAAACCTCACGCTTATATTTTCTATCGTGCCAATTATCAGAATACCAAAATTGAGTATTATCATCATTGGTTCTAATCTTTGTGTAATCAACGTGATAAATCTCTGCAATATTATCGCCTGAAATTGACCAAATTATTTCAAGATAAGCTCCACCAAATAATTCAATGTCTGTTGAAACTTTGCGTAATATTTCGCCAAGTGATTCGTATTGATTTGGTTGCTCAATAAATTGTTCAGCAATAGGATCAGGAGATTCAGGCTTGAATCCGTTACCAGTAATATAGTTTACCTTTCCTTTAATAATAGCATTATGCTTTGCTGATTTATTATATAATTCAACAAGATAATTCGGATAATCATTACGATAGCCAAATTCAATATATCCTCCTCCTTCGCCTTTTTTCTCCTTATATTCTGGTTGTTTGGCCTCTTGGAATGAAAGTACCATTAATTCGTTACTCATATATCTCGTACTTTATATGTATTATTTACAGAATTATAAGTATTAAACGAAAATTGTGAGCTATCGTTTAATGTAAATTGCCCTTTTTCAACTACTCCAGTAGCTAAACTTGGATTTAAATTACTTGTTGAAGCTTGCTCATAAACAATATATGACCATTCGCCATTAGTTGATGAAGCAAAGTAATTAGAAGTGATGATGCTGAACTTATTATATCTTGACTTGAAGTTTGATGTATCTGCTCCGTTCAAAATAACGAATGAAACTTGCTCATTTGTATTTCTTGATGTGCATACAAATAGGTAATTTGGAGAAACAAGTGTGCATTTCTCGCTTAAAGTTAATACTACAAAATTGGTTTGTCCTTTTATTAGATGTGTCATCCCTAATAAATAGCAAATATTTTAATATTACTATAAAAAAGAAAAGGAGGAACATCTGTCCTCCAATTCTAACCTAATCAACCAAACTATCTTTTAAGCTATCAAACCAGCGATGATACTTGATGATACCTCTGGAGCCATTTGAGCCTCCATTGCAGAGAAAGTAAGCGTATAACCAGAGCGATCTCCTTGAGCCGTTCCTGTTGCACCACTTCCACCTGTTACATTGATACCATTAGTTCTACCAAGTAACCAATACTTACCATTGTTATCTGTTACTACTGCCATTAAAACGTTCTTAGCAAGTAACAAAATCTCATTTCGAGTATTTGCTTGTAATTTATTTAGAATGATTGATAATTCTTGTCCGTAATATACCGTTCCATTTTGTACGTTAGCATTAATATTTTCTGTCAATGAAGAAGTAGCTGGTACTAATTCATATTTGCGAAAAACCTTTCCAGCACCTTTAGTGATTGCAGAAACAACACCTGATGCTTCAGTTACTGCTGAAACGTTTTTAAATTCAATGAAATAAACTTCGGTAATACCACCTAAAGAATCACGGCAATCAAGTGCGTAACCTTGTGTTAATGCGCAAGCCATATTATTATTCTTTTAAAGTGTTGAAATAGGGCAGACTAAATTAATAATCTGCCCATTTAAATTAAGCTAAAACAAAATCTACGATTTCTTGTGGGAATGCAAAGTTTACACCCATTTTGAATTCAGATACGAAACGAACTTGGTCTGCTTCTTTAGCGTAGAATAATTCGAATTTCTCCTCTTCGTTTAACAAGTCAGTACCCAAGAATAAGTTGCTCAAACGTGCAGCATAAATCTTAGAAGTTCCATTCAAACCTTGAACTGCAATTACTTTGATTGTAGTACCCGGAAGAACAAACTCAGAATCAGCTTTACCATCGAAGTTGTAAGCAAACAAGTTAGCATTTTTCAATGCGATTTGATAAGTACGGAAAGTATCCATACCTACGAAGATTACAACATCATCGTAAGAAACGATTTGAGCTGGAATTGCTTTGTAAACTGAATCAATTACTGCAATTACGTTTGAAGTAGTAATACCAGCAGAAGCAGCCAAAGGAGTTCCGTAGTAAGTAGATGTGTTAGCGTGAATTACAGAAGCAGATGCAGCAGTAGCCAACTTGATGAAACCATCAAATTTGTTCAAGTTCACGTTAGCAGAACCAGTATCTCCTTGCCAGATTGTTTCTTCCAATTGCTTAGCGATTGTAGTAGCTTTCTTTTGTGAGAATTGCTCAGCGAATACGATTGAATCATAACGAGAACCTGCTGGCAATGCTTGTTGCAAATACTTTGCATTCAAATCTTTAGGGCAAAGTGCTTCGTTAACCTTGATACGACCAACTGTTACAGAACGCTGAGTAAATGTAGTAGAACCTGATGCACTAAATCCGCAAGATGATCCATCTTGGAAAATAGCATCTGTGTCCATAATGTTGATAGTTTCAGATGACTTAACACCTACCATCACATTACCTTGTGCTTTAATTAATGCAGCAGTCTTAGCTCCTAAAACTGATGATGTTACTAATTCTTGTGCGTTTTGGATAGTATAATCCGATAACGCAGATACGTTAAATGACATATTGTTTTAATTTAAATATTTAATGATTTAATTCTTTCTAAAAAACGTGTTTCCTTATCAGCTTTCTTTTCGATATTTGCAAAAGTAGTCTTAGGAACTTGTGTAGGTTCAGCACTTGGAGCTTTCGCCAAATCACTTACTAAATCTAATACTTGCGAGAATGCAGCATTAAATTTACCTTCCATTTCTTCTAACTTAACTTTTAAAGCATCGTTTTCTGCTTTTAATTCAGAGATACCTAATTCTACTGCCTCGAATTTATCTTCGGACATTGTAGCTGGTTGCATCTCATCTTGTGGTTCTCCCTCTGTTACATCCGCTGCTGGAGTTTCAAGTTCAGAGATTTTACCACCGCTTACAACAATGGAAGTACCATCTGCCAATTCGTATTCTCCATCAGGAGCTACGGCAGAATTTCCAGTTGCATCCACTAACATCGCATCAGCACCAATCTCCAATGAAGTTAAATCAATCTTACTACCATCTTTAAGGTCGTAAGTTTCAAAATTCATTGCAGTAGGTACATCAGGCGCAACAACAGTTCCCTCTTGTGTGTTGAGAAGAACTTTGATTTTGTCAATCGCTTCGTTTACTGTCATTTTAAATTTAAAGTTTGTACTCGTTTATAAATAATTTAATTAAAATTCTTTATCTTTTAAACTTGTTCAAGGATTTCGCAAATCTGTTCCCACATCTTTTGGTTACTATCAACTTGCTTCTTGTAATTAAATAAACCCTCAACACTAAAGCCACTAAATTTGCCAGCTTTTACATCTGCCCAAACTTGTGGATTGTCAATTTTGAATGAGCCAAACCAACTTCCAGCTGGTGCATCTTCAAAACCTTTCATTGGCATAATGCCTCGTGATGGATCGCAGATAAAACTTTCAAACATTGTAACTCCTTGCACTTGTTGGCTTGCATCGTGCATCAAGTTTACATTGTTTTGAAATCCTTTTTGAAAGAATTTCTGAACGATTTGCTCAATAGTTTGTGGAGAGAATGTTACATAATATTCTCCATTCTTATCATTGCGATAAATTGGAGTATCAGCAAGCATTAATGGACCGGAAATAATTTGCTTTTCTTCCGATTGAATCTCAAACTTAAATTGCTTTTGCTCATTAAATGCAAGAAAGTTTCGTTGAATAGCTGGATTATCAACTAATGCAACAAAATCAACTTCTGATTGGTCATTTAAATCTGTTGAGATTTCTAAAGCGTAAACTGGTAAATTCATATTTTAAAACCTTGCGGCATTTTGGATTCTTCTTACTCTATTTTGTGAATTTGATATATCGGATTCAACTACATACGCTCTTGAAACAACATTATGAATAGTATTCATACTTTCTGAGTCTAACATAGTGGCTTGAGGAGGTAAGAATGTGGGCATAACAGGAGCGTTATTGCTAATTGATGCCGATCCAGAACTACTACCAGGTATATTTATTTTATTAATATTATCAATTCCATTTTTTGCAGCCAATATTGCACTTGCTACTCCAATTGCTCCAGCTGCTATTTCTGCAATACCTGTAGGAGTTAAAAATCCCGCTTTTGCAGCATTCTTGATTGTACTTATTGTTATTGAAGCAACTGCTGAAGCTTGTTCCAATATAATACCAGCAATAGCTAAATCTTTATTTTGACCAGCTGCATCTTGTAGAAACTGCCCAAGTTGCATACCAAGTTGAGCATATTTCATTTTTACATTATATCTTGCTTCTTCTTGTGCTTTTAAAGTATCAGTTTCTTTTTGGTCTAAATTAAAAATAGCATCTGCATATTTCTTTTTTATTTCTAATTTTTTTAATTCAGCATCTTCAACATTGCTTACCATCATCAACTCAATTTCTCTTTGAGCTAATAAGTTTACTTTAGATTGCTCTAATCTTTTTAAATCTTCTTTATAATCATTTTCTCTAATAGCATTTGATCTATCAAGAGTATCAATTTCTACTTGTAATTCATCATATCGAGTCTGAAGTCTTTCCTCAGACATTTTTTTATAATTAGCCATTTGAGTTTCCCCAATTTGCTTATATCTTTCTTGTTCTTTTTCTGCTGCATCATCTTCACGTTTCTTTCTTGCATCAGCATCTTCTTTAGCCTTATCGGCCATATATTTTTTGAATCCAGCATCTAAAACTTTAAGCTGATTATATTTTTCAGCTAAAGTTTTTATTTCATCTTTAGTTAGTCCAGATGTAGTTTTTTTCTTATTTTCTAAATCAGCAATTTCTAAATTTGCTAAGTCCTTTTTAAGATTATAAATTTCTTTTTCTTTTTTACCTTGTGCTTCTAATACTTCAATTTGACCTTCAATAATTGTTTTACGCTTGGTAAATATCTCATTTGATTTCTCATAATCTCTATCTGCTTGTTTTGTAATACCAACAAAATCAGTAATTAGATTTGTTATCTTTCCAATTTTTTCTGCTATCGTATTTAAAACTGGGAAAGATTTTAATAATTTACTCGTTAAACTATCCCAATTTCCAATCAAATAACCAATAGCAACTGCTAAAGCACCTACACCAGTAGCCATGATTGCTCCTCTTAATGTAGTAAATGAAGTTACTACTACATCACGAATCACTCTTCCTAAATTTTTAAATCCTTCAACTGAATCAAGAATTGTATTTAATCCTTCAGATAAAGCTAATGCTCCTTGAACTTTAAGTAATTGCTTTTGTACATTTTCGGATTCAACTCCAAATAAAGCCATTGCACCTTGTGCTGCTGCAAATGCTCCAGCAACTCCAGATAGTGCTTGACCAAATGCTTTAAATTTTTGGTCTGGATTAAACGCTTCAACTGTTGAAGCTGCATCAGCCATACGATCCTTTAAATCGGCAGCCTTTTTAGCTGCTCTTGCAATTTCATCAGCAGTAGCAGTAGCAGAGTTTTGTAATCTAACTAATTCATTATATGCTTCACGATATTCTTTTCGTAGACTACCTGTGTTTGCTTCAACATCTAATACAACTTTATTTTGTGCCATTTATGCGTATGTTGTTTCTAATACTTTAAGTAATTCAACTTGTGTGGTTTGGAATTGATTAGGATTGAAGTCAATAATTTTATTTAATCTCCACAATGCACCATTCAAATATATTAGCTGTGAAAAATCAAGTGAATAAATATCTTGGATAGTCAAATATAAATAGCAAGTAAGTAGTTTTGAATCCTTACCAGTTATTTCTCCCAAGTAATCAGTCCAAAATGCAGTATATAGATTTGTAAGAGGATATGAAGCAGATAAACTAAATAGAGTTTCATTTGGAACTCCAAATAAAATATCATTTGATGGAGCAATAGGGTCATCTATATGACCAGCATATCCATAAGATGTCAATGATGTAGCTAAATTGCCATTATTGCCAGAGCTTGTATCAGAAACCTGTTGAATACTATATGATGGACTTACTCCAGATATCTTTTTAAATTGCATTATCCGTAGCTTATGGTCTTTGCGTTCCTCAGTTCCGTTGTTAGATTTATAAATATTAACTGCAAACTTTGGATCGGATGGTCGCTTTACTAATAAACTTGGTGCAAAAATTAATTTTGTTTGAAATCTATCAGTTGCAAATTCGTAAAGAGTATCTTCTTTTCTATCGCCATAATTTAAATTATATTTCTTTTGATAAGCTTCAGTTAAAAAGTCATCATCATCACTATAAAGAAAATCATAATATCGAGCATTTAATTCGCTCATTGGTTTTAAAGTAATTGGCTGACTATAGTCAAGCTTATCATTCCAATTAATTGAACTTGCTACAGGATCAGAAAGCAAAAGTAAACCTGTTGAATCTCCCGATTCTCCATGTAAAAACAATTCGCCTAAATCATTAATCTTTAGAAAGCCAGCACCTGTATTATAAAAATCAATATAAGGTTCAATGTTTAAGTGATTACTTTTATTCGCATCTTCCCATACATAGAGGTTAAACATCCTACAAATGGAAATAAAGAAATCCTTTTGCTGGATATTCTTTGGAAGTAAATCATTTATAATTAATGAATCTCCTTCGGAAGCTTTAACTAATGTCTTGGTATCCAAGTCAAAATCAAAAGTAATATTATTGGTATGAAAATTATAATTTGAGTTACCAGTAGCTGATGCCGTTACTGCAATTTGAATTGTATCTCCAGCATTTAATGTAGCTGCAATTAATTCATCTATATTAAATAGATTTGTACCTGTACCATTTTTGGCTAATATACCTTGCCAAATTATATTAGTATTTTGATATAAAGCTACAGTAATATCCTTTGTTGATGAATAAGTACCACTCCCGAATATTTTAAATTTACCTATTGATCCATTTGAACCTGTGAATGTAAATACATTGCCAGCCGTATTTGTGAATTGATATTGATTAATTGAATTAAATACTATCGCATAATCTGTTGATGTTGTAGTTTGATTGGCTGATTGCGCATTCAATAAATTTGAGCGCAGAATATTCATATCTCCACTATTATTCGGAATAATAAGAGATTTGAAGAATGAAGATTCAAAGAAAGCAGATGTATAGGTATATTTCGCAGTTCTAATAATTGCATTTACTAATTCTTTAACAAAGAAAGCTGGTCGAAAAGCATTCAAATGATAATCATGGTCACCACTTCTGCATTGACCATAGTCAATTAATGGGAATACAATACCGCTACCACCACTTACATCCCAAGAATTTATAACATTTGTAGCAGTCCATACGGTATTATAGTTAGAAAATACCTTTAAATCCTCTAATAATGAATTCCCAATAGCTGAAGAAAAGCCTCCAAGTTCGCCAAATACACTACACTCATACTCAATAAAGCCTTTATCAATATTGATTTGCATCAATCTGATTACACCCTTGAATATCTGTATTTTATTATGATATATTTTACAAGCCGCTGAACGTGTAGGATCGAAGTTATAACCGACATTTGAACCAGTAGAATGATAACCATAATTATTGCCAGCACCAAAATCGTATATGTG